GTGCAATCATTTGCTACTGCTGACATAGTGCCTATATCTCTTATCTATATAGATAAAATGCTACAGGCTAACAAATTACAATCCTGTGTTGTTAACACTGTGCATGACTCAATCGTGATTGACGTACACCCAGATGAGAAGAATAAAGTATTACGTATTATCAATCGTACTAACGAAGTATTGGTTGATATAATAAACAAGAAGTGGAATATAGATTTTAATGTACCACTACTATTAGAGGCTAAAATAGGTAATAATTGGCTTGACACAAAAGACGTGGCATGATATACCTACAAGTCTAACAAAGGAGAAATAAATGAATCAAATACAAACACTAGACACAAATAATTATGAAGCTATGGCTAAAGCAATGGGAATGAGTTCATTGGCAGTGCCAGCAAAAGAGAAGACTAATTCTCTTGCTAGGCTACGTATACATCATACACCGTTGATGGGTCAGACTGAAGTTAAAGGTAAAATGGCTAACGTTGAGGTTGTAAGTGGTGGAACATATAAGTTGGAGATACCAGATGGTGAGACATACTATGCAGATAGTATAGCTATAAGGCCATTCTTACAAAGGTTTATGTACAAACGTTTTATTAAGGGCAGTGACAACACACCCAACAGGTTTGTAAAAACTATTATGGCAGACAATCTAAACATGGATTTAGCAGATAATGACGGACAATATAACTGTGGTAAACCTGCTGGTTATATATCTGACTTCAAGGCTTTACCTGAAAAGATGCAGGATCTAATAAGGCAGATCAAACGAACACGTGTATTGTTTGGTACTGTTGACTTGGTTAATGCTGTTGATGAGAACGGAAACACGGTAGATGTTGATACTACTCCATTTATATGGGAAGTAGAAAACCGTGATGCCTTTAAGACTATGGGTGAGGTGTTTAACAAACTAAACAAAATGAAGCGTCTTCCTGTACAGCATTATGTTAAGGCCAGTACAGAGGAAAGAAAGCTACCTAATGGTGGTTCTTTCTATCTGCCAGTTGCAGACCTAGATCTGTCAGAAACTCTTGACATGGACAATGATACTCAGGAAAACTTAGCTAACTTTTTAGCTTGGGTGTCTAACTATAATGAGTATATTATGGGTTCTTGGAATGAGAAGATGCAACAACACCAGTCAGTAGACACAGAGACTGTTGAAGAGTTTATTGACATCAGCACTGAAGAGTTCGCATAATGAACCATCCTGCTGAACTGCCTATTCATCAGTATCTTGATAATGCTTCCAATGGTAAAACAACTATGTCTGATGAAACTATTGAACAAGTAGCACAAGACATCAAGGACGCTATGAAGAGGCAGTTTGGTGGGGGCAGTAGGAGAGATAAGTTTCGTTTACGTATGTCAAATATAGGTAGACCTACATGCCAACTCTGGTGGGAGAAGAACCATCCAGAGAAGGCTCTCCCCAAGCCCACCACCTTCGTAATGAACATGTTAATAGGAGACATAGTTGAGGCAGCATTTAAAGGAATCCTTAAAGAAGCAGGAGTTAAATATGAGGACAAAGATAACAATGTGTCATTGGAGCTTGACAATGCTACAGTTAATGGGAGCTATGATCTTGTTGTTGACGGTGCTTTGGATGACGTTAAGTCTGCATCACACTGGTCATACACTAACAAGTTTGAGTCTTATGACACCCTAGCTAAAGGAGATGGCTTTGGTTATATAGGTCAGCTTGCTGGCTACATTAAGGCATCAGCTAAAAAGATTGGCGGCTGGTGGGTAGTCAATAAGGCCAATGGCCAGATAAAGTACGTACCTGCATCAGGGCTAGACTTAGATAAAGAGATAGCTAAGTTAAACAATACAGCTAAGATAGTAGAGGCTAACGAGTTTAAACGTTGCTTTGAACCTGAACCAGAAGTGTATAGAGGTAAGACATCAGGAAATAAAGTTTTACCAGACGGCTGTAAGTTTTGTGACTACAGATACTCATGTTGGGATACAATTAAAGATTTACCATCTAGAGTTTATCAGGGCAAAAAGACACCACCTACAGTTTCTTACATAGGAGAAGTAGTAGGTTGAACGGAAAACGATTTCAAGCAGCTTTAAAGCATGGGTATAGGAGTGGGTTAGAGGTAAAAATATCTGACTACCTTAAAGAACTCAATGTACCTGTAATATATGAGGCCATTAAAATTGAATGGGAAGACCTTATGTATCGCACGTACACTCCTGACTTTGTGTTACCAAATGGCATAATAATAGAAAGTAAAGGAAGATTTACCGCAGCAGACAGAAGAAAACATATTGCGATAAAAAAGCAACACCCTAAATTAGATATACGGTTTGTGTTTTATAACAGTAGGAATAAATTAAATAAGGGTGCAAAGACTACGTATCAAGGCTGGTGTGACAAGAACAAGTTTTTATACTATGACCGTATAGTGCCGTTAGAGTGGTTGGAAGAGAAAGGTAAGAACAAACATAAAGATTTAATACATCTACCATATAAAAAGATTATAAGAAAATGACAATAGAAGTAACTAAGTTTGGTGTAAACGATATTATAATAAGAATGAAACCTGAATTTACTGAGGACAACAGGTGGAGTGGCTACATTGATATGGAAGTTATTACAGATAATAAACACACCATGGCAAAGAACGACTATATAAACCTTATGCAGGTAACTTCTCTTATATGTTCATCGCTACCTGTTATGGAAATGAATGAAGAGTTTAGGGATACGCTCTGTAACTATGTAGAGAGTATGATAGAAGAAGATATGGAAAAAGAAAAGAAAGACATAATAAAAAAATCTATTGACAATACAACTGGAAATGTTATAAATGTAGACTTTAAACGTGAGGAGAATCCATGAAAAGCAGTAAAAAAGAATATGATGTAGTACAAAAACCAGAGCATTACAATCAGGATCACGACATAGAATGTATTGACGCCATACGTGCTGCATTGGGTGTTGGGTTTAAAGAATACTTGCAAGGTAATATACTGAAGTATATCTGGAGACATAAGTATAAGAACGGTGTAGAAGACTTAAACAAAGCACGTTGGTACTTAGATAGATTAATAGAAGCAGAGATAACTGATGGTAATTAAATTATTAATAACTCTTGACATTGATGAAGAGGAATATCTAATGCCAGCAGACGGTAAGATAGAAGAAGAGATAAATGAAGCTATACATGAGTTTGTCTATGATATTGATGGCATGGACATTAAACACATTAGAATAATATCGGAGTAATCAAATGAGCAATAACTACCTACCTACAGACTACCAAGCATTTATTCATACCTCACGGTATGCTCGTTGGTTAGAAGACGAGAACAGAAGAGAGACATGGCCTGAGACAGTACATAGATACATGGAAAATATTGTAAAGCCTATAGTAATAACTAAATCTGAATACAAAATTATAGAAGATAGCATACTTAATCTTAGTGTTATGCCAAGCATGAGAGCCTTAATGACAGCAGGTGCTGCATTAAATCGTGACAACACAGCAGGCTACAACTGTAGCTACCTGCCAGTAGATGACCCTAAAGCATTTGACGAAGCTATGTACATACTGTTATGCGGTACAGGTGTAGGCTTCAGTGTTGAACGTCAGTACATACAAAATCTACCTGAAGTACCAGAGCTATCAGAGAGTGAGACTACAGTAGTTGTAAAGGACAGCAAGGAAGGTTGGGCAAAAGGATTGAGACAGGTACTTGCTCTACTCTGGGCAGGAGAGATACCTAAGTGGGATGTCAGTCAGATCAGACCAGCAGGAGCTAGGCTGAAGACATTTGGCGGTAGAGCATCTGGCCCTGCACCACTGATAGACCTGTTTAACTTCTCTGTAAATACATTTAGATCTGCATCGGGTAGAAGGTTGTCATCAATAGAATGCCACGACTTGATGTGCTACATAGGACAGATAGTTGTTGTAGGTGGTGTGCGTAGGTCAGCTATGATCTCACTGTCCAACCTATCAGATGGTAGAATGCGTCACGCTAAGTCTGGTAACTGGTGGGAGACAGCAGGACATAGAGCATTAGCTAATAACTCTGTCTGTTATACAGAAAAACCAGACTCAGAGACATTCATGCGTGAGTGGCTTGCACTAGTAGAGAGTAAGTCAGGTGAACGTGGAGTCTTTAATAGACAGGCATGTAAGGTACTTGCAGATCGTAGCGGTAGACGTGATTCAAACCACGAGTTCGGCACTAACCCTTGCAGTGAGATCAGCTTGAGGCCGTATCAGTTCTGTAATCTAACAGAGGTCGTTGTACGTGCAACTGATACACTGAAAGACATTAAGAATAAAGTTGAGTCTGCTACGATACTGGGTACAATACAGTCTACATACACTAAGTTTCCCTATCTACGTAAGATATGGCAGCGTAACACTGAAGAGGAAAGGTTGCTGGGTGTAAGTCTGACAGGCGTAATGGACAATCCTATTATGACATCAGCAAATAAAAACTTAGCTAGAGACTTAGAAAGCCTTAAACAACATGCCGTATACGTAAACTCTGTATGGTCTAAGCGACTGGGCATTGAACAGAGTACTGCTGTTACATGCTGTAAGCCATCAGGCACTGTGTCACAGTTAGTAGACTCTGCATCAGGTATACATGCAAGACACGCACTGCATTACATACGAACTGTACGTGGAGATAACAAAGACCCTCTTACACAGTTTATGCAAGATCAGGGCATACCATCAGAGCCGTGTGTCATGAAGCCTGACACAACTACAGTGTTCAGCTTTCCTGTTGCAGCACCACCCAAGTCTGTTACACGTAATGACATGACAGCTATAGAACAACTAGATATGTGGCTCGTGTATCAAAGACACTGGACAGAGCATAAACCTTCTGTTACAATAACGGTTAGAGACAATGAGTGGATGGAAGTAGGTGCATTTGTATACAAGAACTTTGATGAGATGAGTGGTGTGTCATTTTTACCACACTCTGATCATACTTATCAACAAGCACCATATCAGGATTGCACTAAGCATGAATATAAGTTATTAAAGAGTATTATGCCTAGTAAAATAGACTGGTCTAAGCTATCTGACTTTGAAGCTGAAGACACAACTAAATCATCTCAGACATTCGCATGCACTGGCGAAGTCTGTGAAATGGTAGACATCAGTGCCTAGAGGAGAAGTATAAATGAATATTAATATAGATGGTAAAAGCTACGAAGTAGATGAGAATGATGAAAAGAACGCTGAACTCATAGGTGTTCTTGGAGTCGTAAGAACAGGTGACAATGCGTTACCTTTACTGCAACACATACAACAGTGTGTGCAAGCAGTACACTCAGGTAAGTTACAGGAGTTAAAAAACTTACTACCTCAAGACGAACCAAAAGCAGATGCTAAAACTAAAACTAAATCTAAAACATAAGGAGATAGTCCATGCAGAGAAATCTAACGAGAGCAGAACGAGGTCTTGGAAAATATGATGCCCCACTGAAGGTTCAATTTCAGCGAGGCTATGAAGACTTTAAACGTGGTCGTGTAGGTAATCCATTCCATAAGGATACTATGCAGCACAGAGAATGGAACAGAGGATTTAATAAAGCATGGTGTGAGAATCTAAAGCGAGTAACTAAGTATGAAGCAACTAAAAAAGGAAGTAGACCAATGGCTAAAGGAGAAGTACAGTATGTCTGATTTTAATACATATCAAAGATCAGCAACTAGGACTGCTATCTATCCACCAGAACATAAGATACTTTATCCTGCGCTAGGACTAGCAGGAGAGGCAGGTGAGGTAGCTAACAAAGTAAAGAAGATCTTACGTGACGGTAGCTTTGATCGTGAAGGTATTTCAGATGAGATAGGTGATTGCCTGTGGTACATAGC